TTCCCAAGATTGAATTTACAAGCCTTTACTCCTGCGCTAACTGCGGTCATGAACAGGAATTGGAGGTACCGATTAACACTAACTTTTTTTGGCCTGACGAATAAATACATTCAAGGCGTCTATGAAGAAATCTTCAATCTTAAGATGCACGGAAATTGGTCATTCCAAGAAGTTTACAGTCTTCCAATAGTAATTCGGCGGTGGTTCTTAAAGAGAACAATTAAGTATTACGAAGATAAGGCAGAAGCAGAAAGAAGGGCTTCAGAAAAAAATTAGATTTAATTATAAGACCAAGGGCAATAGTTTTTGGTCTTATTTTTTATAATAAACAACTATTTACAGAAAGGAGATATACATCATGGGTCAAATTAGCGAAGATAAACTAGAAGCGCATAAAATTGATTTTTCCTCTCAAATTAATGAGAGATATTTGAAATCTTTTGCACACAAGGTAGAAGAAATACTCAAAGCGATGACAACGGGTCGACACGCTCCCGTTTCTGTCACTGGAGATGGAGACAAAGTAAAGGCTTTTGCTAAAGCTTTGGGAAGAGAAGAAAGATACATTAATCTCCTAGCAACATCCGGTGCTGGTACCCCCGAGGCTATGAGCGAGAGGCACCAATTGGAATCAGCAATTGCAGAATTTGAACAACTGACTGGAATTAAGTGGCCAGTAAGGTAAAAATAAATTATGGCTGAAGATGAAGACAAGAAAAAAGACGACGTTGAGTTATCTGCGAAGCAAGAAGCGCAGTATAAGAAGCTTAAAGTTTCTTATGATGAGCTTGCAAAAGCTATAGAGAACCTTGGCAGAACTGAGATTGAGAGAGATAACGAGCTTGAAAGAGTTCTTGCTGTTACACAGAGTAGGCTAACGGACGTTGGTGAGTTATCTGAAAAGATTAAAAACCTTGACAAAGACATACAACAAAATAGTCTAAACCTTAAAAACTTGAAAGATAAGGCTGAAAGAGAACAAGCAAAGAAGCTGATAGAAAGACAAAAAGCAGAAAAAGAATTCTATGAAGCTAGTCGCAGAGCAGCAACCGAGGGAACTGGGGAGATTACAACAGCCGGAAGGGAAACCGTGGATACTTTTGTGTCTGATATGGAGAGAGCAAATTCTAGCTTTTCAGGTTTTTTGGACACATCTGGCGCACAGATTCTTATGTCGCTTGGAAAAACAACCCTTGCGCTAAAAGCACTTGGAATGGAAGTTCCAAACATGTTCGGTGAAATGCGAAAATCAGTCACCGACTTAGACGATGCAAGAAGGGCACTCATTCCTTTTACAAAAAGTGTTGCAGATGCAAACGCGCTCCAACAGCAATTAGCAAAAGTATCTAGAGATTCAGGTATACCAATCACAGACTTGGGAGAGGCGGCAATAAAAGCTGGTCAAGAGTTTAAGATGTTTGGAGACTTAACAGCGCCTGTGCAGGCTGAAATATCAAACTTCGCCGCCCAGTTAAGTGCAATGGGTGTCGAAGGCGGCGCAGGCTTAATACAATCAATTATGACAGACACTGGCATAAAATCTGCCGAAGAAGCCATCAAGGTTCTCAAAGGCTTAGATGTGCAGATGAGATCTCTTGGTGCTCTACCAAAGCAAATGTACGAAGACTATAGCAAATTAATTGGAACATTTGCAATGTTTGGAGAATCAGCAGCAGCAAATATCGCAAAGGTTTCTTATGTTGCACAGAAATTGCAAGTTGATGTTGGAGACATCACTGCCTTCGGAGATAATTTCAAGGGATACTCTGGCGCAGCAAAAGCAGCTCAAACGATAAATGCGGTATTCGGAAGAAATATTATTGACAATCCGGCAGAGCTAGTTCGTATATTCTATACAGGAGGTCCGGGAGCAGCGCTCGTACACGTCAGGGAAAAATTATTTAATTCTGGCATAGACTTGGAGGGTATGCTAGCTGGTCCAGCCGGTGCAGCAAGAGTTCAGATGCTGGCGGGTCTGTTCGGAACTAATGCCCAGAGTCTACGCAGGATGCTGGGAGACCGCACCCTAACAGCAGAAGATGTTGATCTCATTGGGACAGAAACCGAGGAAGACGCCGAAGGGGCATTTCAGGACACTATAAAATCTCGGCTCACTCAAACGAAAAAGATTGAGCAGGCGGCAGAACAATTAGCAGTTACATTTATGACAAAAACGCTGGGAATCTCTCTAGGAACAACTGGTGATGCCATCGACAAATTAACAGCTGAGACCGTAAAAGCTTTTGAAAGAGGCTTGAGCGAAGTTGTTCAGCCTCAAGTAAAATCAATCGGCGATTTCATGAAAAGACAAATGGGCATTGACCCCGAGGCAGCAACCCCACCCGGAGGCGCAGTAGCACCAGACACTGTGCCAGTGCCACCACCTGTCGACGAAACGAGGGTTGATGAGGTTAGGAATAGATCACTCGCAGCCACGGAAACAATAAGGGAAGATGTCGCCGAAATTAAAACAGCAATGAAAGCTTTGGCAGCCACAGCCCAAACTCCAGCAGCGACAGGTGCTACTGAAACAGCACAGGGTCCCCAGACAATTCAGGGAGAGTTAAGAATTACGGGACTTAATACTGGCGTTTTGCATGCAGTTAACAAATTTTACAATGGTCCAGCAACTACGCTCGAACCAGCTAGTAACGCCTAAAGAAAACCCAAGCACCTTATAAGAGGAGAAAAGACATGGCATTTAAACCAGATTTTATTAAAGAATTACCAGCCCCACTTCAGGCACCAGCAGGAGAGGCGTTTGAGTGGGGTAGAAACAGAATAGAGGAAAAACTCCAAGATTATTTGGGGATTAATGAGGTAGATGTATTTGGGGGACAAGAAGACGCCACAGCTTATTGGGATCCCACAGTCTCCGCAGTAAGAAAAGAGCAGCTGCTTTACATTCAGCATGTGGCAAGCAAAAAAAGCATTGGCTTGTTTGCAATGATGTCCTCCTTGACTAACAATTATAGCGTAAATTGGTCAACTGAAGATGTTTATGGTCGACAAGATCCAATCCCCGGATATCAGAACACGAGAAGAACAATAACAGTTAATTTCAAAGTGGTAAGTGCAAACTTGGCGGAAGCAAAGTTCAATTATGAAAAAACACTTGGAAGAGGTGGCTGTGAGCGCGTGAGCTTAAATAATATGTTTTATCCAACTTACAAAGAAATTAGTGGATATAAAACAATAGCCTCACCACCATTGATGGCAATAAAACATATGCAGCTTTTGCAAAGCTTCGGTAGGGTCGTGGAGGGAGGGTACCTTGTAGGATATATTACGAACTCAAGCATTAATCCAAAATTTGACTCTGGAGTATTTGAAGAGTCCATCAAGTCTGAAAGGGAAGATGTTGATGCTTATCACTTTATGTATCCTAAAGTAATTGATATTAGCTTTACTTTTAACGTTTTGCATGATTATGATAT